TGCAGTTGCAATAGTTGCTGTTGCTGTATCTGAGGCCTGTGATGCTTGCGCTACTTCTGTGGTTGCTGTTGCAAGCGCTGTATTGACTGCAGCCTGTGCGGGACTTACTACAACTTGTTCGGCAGGTGCTGGAACTTCATCGCCATAAGCAACGCTTGGCCCGAAAAGAAAAAGCCAGCCAACAATAAATAGGCTGGTTAAAAAGTACTTAATCTTTCTAGTCAACTGAGGATCCCCTAAGTAAAACAATATTTTTGTTTACATAGTAATTATAGCAGAATGTTAGTTTAAACTACTTAGGATTATCTGTTTTATAAAAGCCGTTACCTTTAAATTGTATACCAAATGGTGTAAAGAATCTTATCATTTCTGAGTCGCATTGAACACATGTGTAGCCTGGATCGTTTTCTGATATAGATCTATTAACTGACATAAGTGCGTGTGCATCATCGTATGAACATTTGTATTCGTATACTGGCATTACTTACCGCTCTTTTTCCTCGCTTTAGCTAAAGCATCAAAATCTTTTACCTTAGTGTCTCCTAAATATCCCCAAGCATATCCGTCTGTAATCATTTGCTCATTGATAGAAATTTTTTGATCATCAACAAATAGCCATCCAAGTATTCTTCCATACTTTTCTGACGAGTCCATCTTTTCAGTTTTAATTTTTACATCCTTGGCATCTTTTAGCTTATACTTAAGGTATTCTTTTGCCTCTAGCCCCAATTTTTTTTCTGCTAGGTCTTTTGTTCTAGACTCTGGGGTATCTATGCCAGCAAGTCTTACTCTTGATGCAAATAATATATCAAAACCAAGGTCGATGAGGACATCAATTGTGTCCCCATCAACTACGGCTTCTACTTTTTTAACGTAATATTCGTACATTATTTCTTCTTTACTGCCGCTTTTACGGGGGCAGCCTTCTTTGCGGGTGCAGCCTTTGGTACTGGCGCATCCCAATCAGGACGAGCAACTGCCATAACAAAAGAATATGGTCGCTTCTTTTGATAAACGCCATCTCCATTTGCTTGTGACCCCTTTTTATCGCCTGAAGTATTTCCTTCAATAGTTATTAGGTTTTTACCATCATTGGAATAAACAATTCCTACATGCTCAGTATCTGTTGGGTTAGCATCAAAATTAAAAAATACAATATCTCCTGGCTGTGCCTGACCTACTGGAACAATTCTTTTATTTTTTGCAAACCATTGTGCGCCTGCGTCGCATGAAGCAAAACCTTTCTTTGTTGAGGCTGCCACTAGGTGAACTAAACCAGCATCATCAAAGCATCCCGAAACAAACATAGCACACCAGGGCTGATTGTTCATCCCATAACGTTTGCCAAAAATTGTATCATTATTTGGTCCCTCTGCGTAACCTTCAGATGCATATTTTCTAGCTGCTGCTAAGACTTTTATTGCATTTGGATCTCTTGTATCTATTGCCATTTTTTATCTCCTATTATCTACTTAGATTATTTACATGTAAAATTGATAGTGTTTCTATATTTACATGTTCTGGTACCATTAAAGCCCATCTAATTGCATCTGCAACATCTTCTGGGTTTAAACAATTGCTTCTATCACGATCACCACGGCTATTTACATTTCCTGGTGCTATCTCTGTTACTCTAATATTCTTGTCAAACAATTCAAATCTTAATATTTCTGCAAGAGCTACCTCTGCATGCTTTGCAACCGTGTAGCTGCTTCCTCCACGATAAACAAAATGGCCAGCCATCGATGTAATTAAAACAACGTTTCCCCCACCATTTTTTATCATTGAGGGGGCTACAGTTTTTGTCATATTCATTGCACCAATAACATTTAAATCATAAGCTTTTTTCCAGTTGTCAACATCATCATTTAATATGTTGTTTGGCAAATTAAATCCTCCGCCTGCGTTATTTACTAATGCATCTATTTTCTTGTCATAAATGTATTTTCCAAAATTTTCTACCTCTAGACTGTTAGTTATATCCATTTGGTAAACTTCTATGTTCTCTGACTCTATTGATTTGAGTTCATCTATATTTCTTGCAATTGCTATAACATGAAAATTATTTTTTGCAAGAAGAATTGCAGTTGCCTTTCCTATGCCAAAAGAGGCGCCAGTGACTATTGCTGTTTTCTTTAAAGTGTCCATAAATTCTAGTATACCATTTTTGCTATGTGTTTGACTATTTTTTCGTAATACTTTTGTGTCATATGGTCGTTCAATAAAATCTTTAAAGGTTTTTTAGGCTGCATATGGGGTTCAATCATATCTGTACCTAGTATCTCATCTACCCTTATAGGGGCCTCCAGCCCTCTTTCTAAGCATTGTTTTCTAAGCTCCTCTACAAATACTAGGTGCTGCTCATATCTCCGCTCAAACTCAATGTCTGGGTCACTTGAATTTATTCTCCACCCATTAGTTATAATACATATGAACTGTGGGAGTGGCTCCATAAATACTATACGGCATTTATCAAATTTATTTAAAACATTATCTATGTATTGAGATACTACATCTGCAGCCGATTTATAATTATTTAGATGTGTTTGTGGTAGCCAGTTTCTAATGTCAATATATCCAAGCCAAGGAATTACAATATTCCCCTCGTCATTCCAATAGTCTAAAATATATTTTTGAGTTCCGCTTGCAAAATTATTAAAGTCATAGTTTAATGCAGATCTGCCTGGGTGGGAGGACATCCATATTTTTAAATCTGAATCCTCATACATTCTAAGGGAGTCTCGTAACCAAACTTCTTGATCATGTTCTGTATATCTTGTAACATAGTTTTGATCAGAGTCTTTAAATTCCAAAGCAACGTTTTCTCTAAGAAAAACGTCTGGCACACAGTTGCCAAGCTTTGCTGTGTGTGAGTCTCCGATTATTAATATATTTCTCATCATATCTCCATTATACTATTTTGTGTCCCCAGATGGGATCGAACCATCGACCCGCAGATTAAAAGTCTGCTGCTCTACCAGCTGAGCTATAGGAACTTGCGAGCCCCCTATCCGATTTGAACGGATGACCTGCTCATTACAAGTGAGCTGCTCTACCACTGAGCTAAGGAGGCAAAATGGATTTTGCATTGTACCCCTGGCTGGGATCGAACCAGCGACCTACAGATTAGAAGTCTGTTGCTCTTCCGCTGAGCTACAGAGGTATATTGTATATAATACTATTAATCTGTGGAGCTGTCTATATCTTCTTCTTTAAGCCTTTTTGCAAACGCAATTAAATCCATTATAGCTTCTGCCTGTGAAGGTTTTGTTACACTTGTCATAATATTCCTATTTCCATCAAGAACTCCAACTGCAATAAACCAATTATTTATACTTTTAATTACTTTAATGTCGGTTACATTAGGCTGATTCATCTTTTTTACCTATCCTTTTTTGATGCTTAAAATATTTTTTATTATTTGGCCCTTTTCCAAGAGCATACATCCCGCTAAAAATCTCTGACTTAGAATCTTTATCAATATTTAAAGGCCCACCTGCTTCATCAATAAAAGGCTTTATTGTTTTTGATAAATCTATTGCTTCGTTTAATGCATTTATTAAAACCTCTTTGTCAAAAATATTATACGCATTTTTTAATTCAAATGAGTCTGGGTAAAACCTTTCTACTGGCATAAGCATTATTAACGGATCCCCCTTTTTGATTTCAATATCTATATTTGGCACTGTTACCTTTAAGTTAAAGACCCAATCTCTACCTAAGTTATCCGTCTCTATAAGTGCTGACACAGCAACTACACCAGGTATAAAGTTATTTGGTACGCTTGTAACTAAAATATTAACACCAGGAGGAGTTCTGATAAAAAAGTCATGGACTATTGATATCATGCCAGAATAAAATGGTGCTATTTTTTGCTTTTCATTCCCATATACGTTGCTTTCTCTATGACCGTAAAAGCCTTCTTTGACAACATCTTTAGAGTATATTTTTATACTGTCTAGTGAATCCCCGCCATCCCACCTTAATGTAAAATCAGATAAGCTTACAATACAAAAGCCAATTTGATTAGCAAGTGACATTGGTAAGCAGGCTGACGCTGTTTTAGGAAATCCTTTTCTAAAAGATTCACCCTTCATATCTTTTATAACATCAAACGATTTATCTTTTTTATAGCCCATAATTGAAATTGTATTATCTGGGACATTGTTCTGACCATCGTTAATATATTTCATATGCCATCCTATCTGTTGTGCGGCAAGTAGGACTCGAACCTACGATTACCGAATTATGAGTTCGGGGCTTTAACCAACTAAGCTACTGCCGCCTAGTTGAAAGTATACCTAATACACTTAATTTTTGTCAATAGATTGTTCGACTATTTGCTGGACGTAATCAGAAAAATGTTTTCTAATTGATCCCATTGGCCTTGACCCAAAGGACTCCCAAATTCTTTTATATTCAACAATATTTGAAAATGTTGTTGGGCATACAATAGTTCCTCTGTATTCTCTAAGTACAGTTGGTAGCGGAACATGTTTGCTGCAACACTTGCATTCTTTTGCTCTTTCTTGATATTCGCTCATATTATTTGCATCCTGTCCATTGCTTCTTTTAAGTCTTCAGGCATTCTAGGTGCTCTGATCATATTATAAGATGTTGTATCTGGGTCATCTTTTGCCCCAAAATCATTGTCGTAGTTCATTGACTCGTATGTGTGTATATTTATTTCTTGATTGTTATCAAACCTAGTTCTACTAATTGAATTAAATATTGCACCACAAGTAGCATCCGCTAAATCTTTTGAACCTTTTCTGGGGTGGTCCACCTTATCTCTCATAATTCTAAGCTGGCATAGCTCGTCTATAAGTAATGGTATGTGTGGTCCTATTAATCTTTCTTCCGCCACGATCATAGCCATATCATCGTAATGTTTTTTAGCGACAGACAGAATCTCTGTATTGATGCCATATTGTTTTAGTTGTTGCATCATATCATGAGAGTTCCATCTGTCAAAGGTACATACTGCTATATTAAATCCCCTTGTTTTAAGAGAAAGAATATAGTCTTTTACTTCAGTAAAATCTACAGATTTATCTTTTGTTGGCGTCCAGTACCTAACGGCATCGACTTCTACTATAGGTGCTGGCTGCGAATAGGCGTCTGTTATTTTAACATTCACCCATTTATTAACATGTGCCATCGTTACTGCACAATGGTCGTGCTTTTGAGCCAAGTCTACGTGAATATAATATTTTTTATCTGGGTCTGGCAGGAACCACTCTTCAAGTCTTCCAAAGTTATCTACAGCAATTGCACCTATGTTAAATGCCTTTTCTACCTTTTCCCTTGATTTAAAAAATGCGTCAATTGCATCAGGTGGCATGCAAGCAAATCTTGAAAGAGCATCTGTCGGGTTTGTATAAAATGCTGTTTTAAAGTCATCAATTTTTCTAACTGGGTTAACTTCCCAAGTTGGGCGCTTAAGTGCATAAACTTTAGGTATTTTATAAGATATAATATGATCTTCTTCCCATTGAATCTCAAACTCATTCCCCTCAGTCCCATCTGCCAACTCATCGTACATCTTAAATCTGTGTTCTCTAATAACTGTTTCCTTTTCTCCAATAACTGCATCGTATCTCTGCTGGATATAGTCATTTTTAAATCTTGGGAATGATAGAAGAATTACTTTTCCAAAGTCTGGAAAACGAGAGTCTACGGATGCCCTGTACATATCGTAAACCGCACTACCTGTTTTTGCTTGATCGTGTCCTGTTGTATTTTCAATTGCAAAGCCAGAAATTTCATCAAGGATAACAACAATTACGTTATACCCCTCCCAAGCTTCACGCTCAGAGTGTCCAGAGTGAACAGTTATTGCTTTATTGAACTGTATCTCGGAAGCCTTTGAATAGTATTTGCCAACAAACCATGGCGACTTATCAATTCTGCTTTTAAATCCTTTAAAGAAAACATTGTTTGCTTGTTGGGAGTTGATGGCGATGTTAATAATATCGATAGAGTCTCCAGGAGGCTTGCCGTAATATGTTGCTGGGTCCTTTAAGCATAATAGCAAATACACTATATAGGCTACAGCAATTGTTGAGCAGTAATCTTTTCCCGAACCCTTACCGAGCTGGGCAACGACCTCATTAGCAGTCTGCTTAAATACAACATGTCCTTCTTCTTCTCCAAATAATTTTTTTAATGTAGCCTCTTTATATATCTGTGAGCTTTTTTCAATCAAGGTGTACTGGTAGTCAGAAAGTGGTGGAAGTCCTAAATAGCTTGGATGGTTTACAAATGTACGTAGATCTACAGGCTTTTCTTCAAATTCTTCGCCATCTAGTATGTCTATTAAATCCGAGAATTCAAAGCTCACATTACACCAAGGGGAACGTCTAAGTATACAAAAATTTTATTAGAGTGCGTGTATCTTATATCGCTCTCTAGAGCCAATACCTCATGAGCTATGTCTGATCTATGAACTAGCATGTCTCCCTTTTCTGGCTTATACTTTATTCCAATTTCTGGATAAGATATCTCTGCGCCATCGTATTCATTAAAATAAAATATTACTCCATGCGTAGTATACTCTGCTGGGTAGGTGGGCTCCCCCTCTTTTATATTTGAATTGGCTTCAAGTATATGCAAGGAGTCGTGATTGTCTTTATGTAGATTCCATTTTTGGCCTTTAACAAATTTTACAAGTCTAAGGTTTTCTCCAAGATAAAAATCTTTTTTTAAAACAGATTTTGTTTGTTCATGTACTGACAACAAATCTTTTATTTGTTTTTTGGTGCATTTGTACCAGTCTCTTTCAACCCACAAATTATCTTTAATTGACTCTGCGGTTTTAATAATTTTATCGCATTGCTCTTTATCTATAAAATTTTTGTATAGCAATATGCCATCGGCGATTATTTCAAAGTTTTTTTCCGAGCTATTGAATGGGGTGTTTTTATCAAACAACCTCTGCCTCTTCAATCAACACTGCTTCAACTATTCCAGTTATTTGAGACAGTCTTTTTGCTACATCCATTTTACATTTAGGGCAACCAGCAGTTACTTCTTTTAAAATTCCCACGAGTATGTCTTGTTTACGCTCTGTTTCCGCAATTTGAGAAGCTATCTGTGTATTTTCTAGTACTCCAACTGATTGAAGCATGGCTATTCTTTTAGTCTCTATGTCTGCTATAAGTTTAAGGGCACCAGCCTTTACGCTGAGCTGTCCCTGGGTATCTGCGTCCTCTACGGTCTTCCAGGCCTCTTTAATTAGCATTGCATAGTGTTCATCGGCACCAGAAATTGCCTCTCTTGCACGATCTCTTAAATTGGTATCATTATGGACTACAGCCTTCCATTCATCAACATACTCAAGGACTTCTTTTCTAGAGAATCCCGTAAGTGTTGCTATTTGTGTTGCCGAGTTGCCCTTTAATAGTTCTTGAACAACCTTGTTCATTCTGTCAAAGTGTACGGCTGGCTCTATTTCATTAGTCATATAGTTTATTATACTTCTAGTCAACTAAAAAGTCAAAGCGAAATATAGTTTTCTATATATGAAGTAAATGTAATCCTTTTGCCAGATTTTAATGGCAAAGTGGTATGAATTATTGTTGATTTATGTATCAGCAAGTCCCCAGGGCTTGGATTTATTTTAATATTATACTCTGGGTAGCTTATTCCTCCTCCTTCAAATTCAGTTAAATATCCGACTATTCCATAAGATTTATTTTTATCTTTTTCTGACCAGTTATCCATATCTGTGTGCGGGTGCCATAACGCATCTTTTGTTGTGTGATAAAATGCCATTCGCCCAAGATCATTATTAATAGTCAAAATATTATTTAATTTATTAGCTATAAGGTCTATGATATTATTTTCATATCTAATATTAGTTATTTGAAATACTTTATCTGCTCTTTCTTTTAATATTGAATTATAAAGATATTTTAATATTAAATCACACTCTTCGGCAGACATAAAATTTTTAAATATGTATATGCCATCTGAGTGTATTAATTCAAAGCCTTCAGTATTAAATTCCATTGGATATCTTAAGTAAAATTAAATATCCAATTAGATCATCAATATCATTATCCCCAGGAAAAGCTTGATCATTTTGAATTCTATTTATCTTATCATCAATACGAACTCTAATTTGTTCTTTTGAATCAGCTTTTGAAAATATACGAATTGGCTTTAAAGCAGAATTTCCATAAGAAATATTTTTTTGAATTAGCATCTCTGCTATTTCTAAACATTCAACAATTATTTTATGTCCCGATGGTGCAGACGTTGCAATTAACTGTAGGTCTGTTATCCAAGCCTGGTATCCGCCAGCCTTGTTTGGATAATCTGTCATGTTATTCCTTTGGCTTTAATACTGCAATGAATTGTTCATTATTATTTAAATCAGTATTTGTATTTATTACATCAATAATAAAATATCTTTCCAATATTGTCAATACATCTTTGTTGTCATCATCCATAAGCCTTCTTCCATGAACAACAAATCTATCTGACATCTTTACAATATCCTCTAGGTACGGAACCAAGTATTCTTCTTCAATATGATCTAAAACTGAAAGCGCAAGTATGGCATCAAACTTTTTTGTGCGTAGACTTTCCCAATCATAAGTGTATGTTGATCTTGATTTATCAAAAAGACCGTCAAAATTATCTACAAGATCTACTACATTGGGTATATCATAAGCCGTTACGTGACTGAATGTTTGAAGTATAGAATCTAAATTTCTTCCGACACCAGCTCCAAATTCTAATGCAGACTGTCCTTCTCCCATCGCATCAATAACTTCATTGTAAACAGATGTTTTATTTAATTCAGTAAAATAATCTATGCCTTTTTGCCCTACAAGGGCATCCCAAAAATCTTTCATTTTTTTCTAATCAATCCAAACTCTTGTAAATATCTCTGTATGGTCATAGCAGAGACTCCGCACTCTTTTCCTATTTCAACAATAGTTTTCTTTTGAACAATGTACTTTCTGTACAGCCAATCTTTACTTTGATAAAGCTTCATCGTTTAGTAAGCACTTGATTGCTATAATGTGCAATACCAAAGCTGTCTGCAACATCAAAATCTACAATTTCTAAATTATATTTCTTATTAAAATAATCAGCGGTTCTCTGCTTCCTCATATTTCTTAACTGATTCTTATACCAAGAATCTGCATACCCTGGATTTAATAATCTTATTGCAGACTTCTCATCTTTCGTAGGATTTTTGTTGCCAATGTACGCCTGCCACGAGGATGGACTAATAGTAATAACTTTAGCGCCAGTAGACATAAGCTCAGCAATAACAACTCCATAGACATAGGACAATTTTATCACAGCATCGGGGGATCTGACAAGTACAGCTCCCTCTACAGCAATATAATCACTCTTAAGTTCATCTAGCATCATGGCCATTTTATTTTTTGCGTCATGAATCTTTTCATATATATCTTCACCAACAAGATTTATCTTACCCCATTTAAGAGGAACATCATCTTCCATTAAGCAAAAAGCTATAGAGTTGGTGGAGGCATCTATTCCCAAAACTCTATTTGCTTTTGTTTTTATTAGGCTACCTAATTTCATCTAAAATCTCTTTCAGCAGTTTTGTTGATTTTGAATTTGTTTTTTTATTACATGACGAGCATATGTTGTCAGAATTATATCTGCTTAATTGTGCCTTACACTTTTTACATAATCTGATTGCACCTTTTTTTATTGCTTTTTTTTCGTAGTACTTTTCCATAATTCTTTTATTGGTTGCAATCCTGCAGCACTCATCAGAGCAATATTTTTGGTTATGGGTTTTTGATTCAAATTGTTTTGCACAACTTTTATTTGAACAAATCATATTTTTGGTACCTGATACAACTCTATTTGTACTGTTCCAGTTGGGCCAGACTTATCGTAACAGGCTTTTTTAACTGGGCAGTAGGTGCATGGCATTTTTGATTTTGAGGATCCAGCTGGCCTCATTGGCAAATCGCCTTCTTTAAAGTTATCATAAACTTCCTGCATCCATAAAAATGCATCTTCAATTATCTGTTTATTTTTTTCATTCATTGAAATTGGAATAATTAATATCTCTTGAGTATTTTTATTTTCATATAAGAAAAATCCTTCTTTGGCATTCTTTAGCTTCATATAGGTAAGTAACTGCAACATGTGATTTGCGGATGACTTCATCTCTGATTGACGAGTGTCCCATATCTCTTGTTTTGCCGTTTTGATTTCACCAATTACGGTTTCTCCATCATATTCCATAATAAGATCTATAAAACCTCTGATAGGGGGATACTCATTAATGATCTCCTCTTCTTCCGCTTTCCACTCTGGCATTGTAGCAATAAGCTTTTGAAGTCTTTCGTGAGCCTGAGTGCCTTGTGCCATATTGGCAACCGCAACAGCATCGTTATCGTCAATAAATACTGCACCAGAAAATGCCATGTACCAATATCTGGGGCATGTGCCGTGTCCGTATCCTAGCGAGCTTGGGCTAAAAGATTTCTTTGTCATCTGCCCGTCTGCTCTTTTGGTGTTACGATATGACTCGTCAAGCAATGAGGCAAACTTTTCTGGGTCAAAGAACTTTCCAGTATGTTTCTTAAACTTAAGGTTCTTTACAATATCTCTAGCCATTTATGAGTTGTACCTAACGACATACTTAAGTGCATCTACAAGTTTGTCTATGGACTCCTTTACT